CGTGGTCACGCTGAAATGGTGGGAAGGATTTGGGTTTGCAGAAAAGAGAATTTCCTAAATGGTTGCAGACAAGAATAGCTGAAGGATCAGCGCGGGTTCACCCGCATGGCACGTTTAAGGTGCGGCGTGGCGTAACGCTGGCTGACAAGCTGCAGAGCGTGACAACGTTAGAGGAATTGGAAGGCTTCGCTAATCGCCGCAAATATGGCGCACAGGTGGAGCCGTGGACAGACGAAGAACGGAAGGAAATATTATGGCGAAAGACAGAGCTGACGAACAAACGCAAACCGCGCTAAGATGGAGCGTCTACGATGACGGGTTGCGTATCTGGTCAAGCGAGCGCGGGCAGTATATCGGAACGATACCCACCCGCGAATTGAAGTACATTTTGCGCGACATGGCGCGACGATTGGCTGAGCTGGATTAAGCGTCACCTTGCGCCAGTTCTTCAACGTGATCGCTCCAAGCCCATTCAATGCAATCCTTGATTAGCTTGTCAGCATCAGCAGGGCTTGGTGCCATATCATAGGCCGCATGGAGCGTGGTTGTAAGGATTGCGGCTAGGTGGGTAGCAGGATTGGCGTTGTCTTGCTTGGCGATGCGTTCTAGCGCGTGTAGCGTCTCGAATTTAGCGTGATCCCACTGTTGTTGTGTTGTTGGTGTACTCATTGTCTCATTTCCTTATGATGTAAGCACGATATGTGCACATGTGATTAGCGTTAGAAACACGGCCCACGTTGCGCATAGTTTTTCGGCGGTGTTCATGTTGCGGAATATTTGGATGTAGGTTTTCATTATGCTGCGGCCTCACGCTGCTCAAATATTTCATACACTGCAGCGCGGATGCGCGCGTCAATCTCGCCATAAGCGATGCGGCAAGCCATTTCATCATATGTCATAGGTACATCGCTAAAACAGTCTGCAACAAAATCCTCGCCTTGCGTGGTATCGCATCCGCGGCATAGTTCATGCGCCTTGGCGTAATAGATAACGTATTCGCTACCGTCTGCGCTCTCTGATGCCCAATCCATGGCTTGATCTTCGTCACTGGCATCGCGGCAAATCTCTTGCGCAATGTCGTTACAGTATTCTGTTAAGGTGTAATCGTTAAGCATTGTCTCATTCCTTTTTGTTGTGTTGTGGTATCACTATGAAAGCAAAGCAATACCTTGTCTATTGTTACGTGGCGTCAAACTTCGATCACAAAAAGTAAGCCATCAGCATCGACAATCTGGTGCGCCTCTGTGATTGCTTCTAGATCGCTTGGGTTGTCTGGATCACAAGCAATCCAAACCCTATGATTGTCGTGCCACATATTATGGGCAAGCTCTGTGTCATATGTCTCTAACTCTGTCATGGTGTATCCTTTCCTATGTTTAACCCATGCAAAGGGCGCACACTTTGGTGCGCCTAATGGATGCGGTTAAGTATTGTGGTCATACTTGAATGCGGCACTCGCGAGAACGCATCTCAAATATGCATCGCGACTAGCATCACCTAAATTCTTTGCAGGGAATGTTTCTTGTGCGATGGTTTTCATTCCCATTGGCGTATTTACCTGCACGATTTCTTCGCATGTGCCGTCATCAAATTCATGTAGCATCCCAAGATATGTTGTTTTCCCTGTGAAGCGATTTGCATAATGTGTCTTAGTCATAGCATGTCCTTTCCATTGCTTGTGATACTAAGATAATACTAACGAGATACCAAAGCAAGAGCATAATCACAAAGTGACGTAACGTCACAAACTGGACGCAACACACAGTAATGCATCGGTCGCACACGGGCGCGCGCGAATAAACTAAACCGTTCAGTTTAGCAATCCATTTCGACGATTTCGTGCAAACTGGACTTAAACCATACTGTTAAACTGGACTTAAATTAGGTAAGTCATTGATATTGCACAATAATAAATTTAACATAATCGACATTATACGTAATATCACGAAAGTATCGCTCGATCTGGACCTAGTTTCGCTGGAACCCCCCCCCGTCTGGCCCCCACCCCACCCCCTATTATTATTATACATTCCCACACAGAAAAATTCGTGTTATACAATTCGCAGGGGTGCTACCTCGTGATGTGCCTTCCCTCCCTGTGGCGCAACCCATTTCCTTCCTGTAGCACCCCCCCCTCACCCCACGTATTGCTTTATTGTGGTATCATGTTAAAATTTGCGAAAAATCACAGAAGGATTTGGTATGGCTGGCAGGTCATTGCAGAAGAAGCGTTTAGCTGAAATTAGGCAAATGGGTGGCGCTGATTTTTTGCGGGAGTGGTTGCTTGAGGGAAAATCAATCAAAGCCTTAGCGCAAAAAATGGAAATACACAGCGGAACCCTGCGCAACCTTATTTTGTCTGACGCAGAGCTTTCTGCTGCTGTAGATAGCGCCCGTAGAGATGCTGCAGATGCGCATTTTGAGCAGGCTTTTGAGTTGATTTCAGAGGTGTCTGAGCGCAGACAGAGAGAGATTTTTGAGGCGCTGGATGAAAACCATACGCGTGATGTTAGTGAGGCTAACGTGAATCAAGTTGATCTTGGGTTGCTCAAGCAGAAAGTCGGGCAGCATAACCTCGCTGCGTCTAATTGGAACCCTGAGCGCTACGGTGGGCGCAACCAGCAGCAAATCAACATTAATATCGGTGACTTTCATTTAGACGCGCTGCGTAAGGTTAAGGTGATTGACCATGAGTAATGTCGCAGAAAATACTATGCTTGAGTTTGTGCAGCGGTACGGCAAGAAGCCTGCTTTATTTGTGCGCGAGGTGCTTGAGGTAGAACCACTGCCGTATCAGGCAGAATTTCTGGAAGCGATTGCGTCTGGCGAACGCAAGATTAGCATTCGGTCTGGTCATGGTACTGGCAAGTCTACAGCAGCATCGTGGGCAATGCTATGGTATTTTTTGATGCATTACCCAAATAAAGTTGTTGTAACTGCGCCAACTTCTAGTCAGCTTTTTGATGCGCTGTTTGCAGAGCTAAAGCGTTGGATAAACGAGTTGCCTGAAGGGTTGCAGAGCATACTTAACGTAAAGTCGGATCGCGTTGAGCACACTTCTGCGCCTGCTGAGATGTTTATATCTGCTAGAACGTCACGCGCAGAAACGCCTGAAGCCTTGGCTGGTGTTCACTCTGAGCATGTTATGTTGGTTGTGGATGAGGCTTCTGGTGTACCTGAGCAGGTATTTGAGGCTGCGGCTGGCTCTATGTCGGGCCATAACGCGACGACGATTATGCTGAGCAACCCCACGCGGAGTAGCGGTACGTTTTTCGAAAGCCAGACGCGCATGGCAGATAGCTGGTGGACGCGCCGCTGGTCATGCGTGGATAGTCCCTTGGTGAGCGATGAGTTTGTTGAAGAGATGCGCTTGCGGTATGGCGAGGAAAGCAATGCGTTTCGTATTCGTGTGCTGGGCGAGTTTCCGCTTGCTGACGATGACACGATTATCCCATTTCATCTTGTGGAGAATGCCACGCACCGCGATGTGCAGATTGATGAGGATACCAAATCGGTCTGGGGGTTGGACGTAGCGCGCTTTGGGCAGGATAAGACTGCGCTGTGTAAGCGTCAGGGTCCGATTGTGACTGAGCTTAGAGCTTGGTCTGGGCTGGACTTGATGCAGACTGTAGGTCGTGTTGTTGCTGAGTATGAAGGATTGCCGCCAAGCAGACAGCCCAAAGAGATACTTGTCGATAGCATTGGCGTAGGCTCAGGTGTGGTTGACCGCCTACGTGAGATTGGCCTACCTGTGCGCGGCGTGAATGTTGCTGAAAGCCCATCTATGGGCGATACCTACCTAAACCTTAGAAGCGAGCTTTGGTTTAAGACGAAGGGTTGGCTTGAGGATCGTTCTTGTAAGCTACCGAAGAATGACCAGCTTGTCGCAGAGCTAACCAGCATTCGTTATAGCTTTACCAGTTCAGGCAAAATGAAAGCTGAAAGTAAGGATGAGATGCGCAAGCGCGGCTTGGCTTCGCCTGACTTAGCTGATGCGCTGTGTTTGACGATGGCTTCTGATGCTGCAACGGCTTTGTCTGGGTCATTCTCTAGCTGGCGGGGTGAAATTAGAAGGAATTTGCGTGGAATAGCGTAATGTGATACGTTTGCAGCAAAAGGAGTTAGCTATGGCGTATGGAAAGAAAATGGGAAGCAAAGCTGGTTTTAAACCATGTAAAGGTTGTCCCACA